CCTGTAACTTGGTTTGCGAAAGGAAAATCGCCCTCGTCAGCGGATGTAAAGAAGCGTATCGCCTCGTCAAACAACGAAAGAGACCAACTGGCACAGAAAGCAAGGGAAAAAGCCGAGTGGATTCTTAGCCAGTGCAGTATGCAAACTCATCCATACCTTATCAAAAAGGGATTTCCTATGGAACATGGCAATGTTTGGGTCAAAGATGATAAAGAGATCCTAGTCATTCCGATGAGAAGTGGTAAGACCTTGATAGGATGCCAACTCATCGACCATGAGGGGAACAAGAAGTTCTTGCATGGACAGACGAGCAAAGGAGCAACTTTCACGATTGGAGCAAAAGGGACTGCAATATTTTGCGAGGGTTATGCCACTGGCTTGTCCGTCAGGGATATTATGAAACAGATGAATCTGCCGTATTCGGTCAATATTTGTTTTAGTGCAAGCAACATGGAGTTTGTAAGTCGGAACATCGGGAACGGGATCATTATTGCCGATAACGATCCCAACAGTGTCGGAGAAATGACTGCCAAAAAAACAGGCAAGCCGTATTGGATCTCCCCAACAGTCGGGGAGGATTTCAACGATTACCATAGGCGAGTGGGCAATTTCAAAGCATCCCAGTCTCTAAAGAAACTGCTACTTTCTTTAAAAACTTAGCTTCGATCTGCCTGATCCTTTCACGAGTCAGGGTATACATTCCTCCTACTTCTATAAGTGTATGCCCTTGTGAACGCATCTTCAAAACATTCCAGTATTTCTCCCGTAAAACAACATTGTTACGCTTGAACATTTCGTCAAATTGCTCCCTAGTCGGAAAATCCACCAGTTTGTAAGGGGCATCGCCCCCCACAAAGACTGGCACTTTCCCCTTACAGTTCTTTAGGTTCATTCTCTTCTTTCGGATCATGGACAATGACTGTGCCATGTTGGTCGATATAGTAAAGATCGCCTAGTTCTTTGGCTTTAATCAGATTGCGATACTGCACTCTCTGATTCATTTCCATCCACTTTTCTGCATCTTTATCAGCTTGGTTCATATTTCCTCCGTTCTCAACGTAAAGTTCTCAATCTCCACCTTATCGGTAGATTTATCTTTTCTCAACAACCTTTTTAGCTTGGCTACAAACTTCCTAGCTAAAGTAGGATCCTCAAAGATTTGTAGGTTTTCCCAATACTCATTACCCCATTCATCTTCGCCACTGCTTTTTACTAAATAAAGTTCAGTCATACAACTTTCCTCCATTCTTTGATATAGCGTTCTAAAACGATGTAATCGCTCCAGTCAGTCAAACCATCCTTGATACGATAGATAACGGCACTGGATTCATTTTCATCCTCGACAAAGTTAATCTCCCAACCCCATCCTTTGTAAAACCAATCAGTCTCTTGCTTGATCTCTTCGTCATACTTATTCCAAAGTAATTCCTTGAATCGGTGTAGGCGGTTCATGTTAGGCATTTTCTTCTTCCTTTATTTGTTGAATCCTTCTTTCAGCACCCCATTTATTTATAAACATCATGTTATGACCAGTGCCATCCTGATACTCTTCTTGGCTATCCTCATCAATAATGATCCAATAGTCTTCTACCAATTCAACTGGTTTCCAATTAGACATCGTCATCCTCCAATGGGTTTAATTGCTTGGCAAGGTGCAACAACTGGCTAGGTGTGTAGCCATCTAGCACCAACTGGATCAGGTTATCGACTGTAAAGTCATTGAAATAGTCATAGACTGAAATGGCATTGTCCTCGCCAACCAAGTCTTTTAACTGGTTATAGTCCATCATGCACCTCCGTTACATGGTCAATGTATTCATCGGCATGAACCAACTCTCCTTTTTCCAAAATAGAAGAATCCTCGTTAAACATTTTCCAAGCAAGATCTTCAGCTTTGCTTTCAGTCTTGCAATTAACATCTATCCAACAAAGGGTAGTCTCTTCCCTTGCTATGCATACTCGATATTTAGGCATTTGATTCCTCCCTGATTCCTTGATAATCACAACATTCTCTAAAGTCAGCACCAGTAAAGGTGTCGAGAATGGCATCAGCCATAGAAAGGGCTTGGTCATCATCATAGGCATCTACTTCAATCGTTACCCATGATGTATAGCTAACTTCGTATTTAGGCATTTTCAGTCTCCTTATACATACCCAGTCTTGATTCAAGTTCGCACAACTTTCTTGCCATCTCCTCAAAAAATTCTTTTTTATTTTCATAGCCTACATCTTGATAGCTATGTCCAAATGCCAAGTCAGAAATATCAAAGTGCATCTCTGATACAAGTTCTTCAATATATTTGTCCATTTAAATCTCCATTATTCGAAAGTCATCCATTTCATACATCGAATCAATATTGCCAGCGTTATATTCCATCAACTCATCTTCAAGAAATTCATTCAAGGAATTTAAGGCTTCGGTGTATGTCCTATAAATGGAGGGGATCATTACTCCGTTTTCATCCTCCTCCGACCAACAGTTAATCCAACCATCGCACAGGGTGTAGTGTTGAACTTCAAACATCAGTATTCCTCCACAACTCTTGAATGTTTGATATTGGTTATTTCATTTACTCCAAGATCATCGGTAATCCAGTGATCTATTTGCTCGTATTCATCATAAAGATCACCACGCAACACAATGTCTTTGGCTTGCTCCATCGTGTAAGCACATACGGAGTATTGCTTGTGAACCAAACAAGTCTCACTGGTCTCAACTAAATAAACATTTTTCATTCGATATCCTCATCGTCATCAGTTTGTTCAACATCGTAAACAACATGGTCATATTCGCCTACCAAGTGAAAGTCGCACTCAGGTAGGGCTTTGCCCTTTTCCCAAGCATCGGCTTCACTGGTGGCTTCTATAACCCTCTCATACATCACATTGGTCTCAGCCCTGATAATGTATTTAGGCATGATTACCTCATCACTGGTAAACAACTTTGTTTTTCATCAGAAGTAAACAACGCACCTCCACTGTTTCCCTCATCATCACAACTGGGGAAAAACCACAATCCATCATGCGTTTGAAAGGCAACAACCCTTTCATGCCAACCCATGTCTTCAGTCTCTTGTTGCGTTAAATACCGAACATTGACAATGCGTTTGTGAAGCAATAGTTTCTTGGCCTCATCATTCCAATATTTGTCGTAGTCTTTGATATCTTTCATAATCAGCACTCCAAAAAGTTAAATGGCAAATGAACCTCTGCAACTTTATCGCCATTGGCATCAATAACGACAACGGCAAACACTTTGTCGTCTTCGTCTTTACGCACCATGACATAACCACTTTGCTTTACAACTTGGTCATTCTCGGTGTCCCATACATCAAAATTGACAACCACTGATCCATTGTCAAGAGACTCATAATTCATCTGAATCTGCTCGTAAGCATCTAATCCAAACTCATCTAATACTGGATCGTGATTGCCCTGATATCCGTCTTCGCATATGTTTTGCATGGTTATCTCCTTACCAACTGGCTTGATAGTGGAATGAATACTCGTCAGGTAATGCCAAAACCTTATCCAACCCCTCAACAGTGTTCTTCAGGTCTTCGTAATACCATTCGTCTTTTTTGTAAGAACCAAAGAAGAATCCCTCAGTCGGCTCTAAGTCGGTTTCCCTTTCAGCATCAGGATGCTCAAGGATGTCTTTGCAAAGATCACGCAGTGTTACCAACTGTTCTCGATCTACCTCATATTCTCGGCAGTTATCCTCACCATCCTGAACAACATTGACGAACCATCCATGAATGGCATTGGCTTTTCTCCAATACATCGCATCCAGTGATATCTCTTTAGCAACCAAACTTGAACCATTAAATCGTTTCTCAAAGTCAGGCTCTACTCCAATAGCTTCATTGATCTTGGCAGACAACTCCTTATCGGCATCAGACCAAAGGTATTTCTTAGCGGTTAAATACATATCTAAACCCATGATCACTCCTCCTCAGTCATGTAAAACTGTCCAACACGATTACCATTGGTATCCCTGATAGTCCCCGACTTTTGCTGAGAATCAATCATATTTGAGACCACCTTTAAATTGGCAATCAATTCGTCATACAGTGATTCTTCATACACTGCGTTATCAGTGCGTATTTCCAGTTTGAACTTCATTTAATTCTCCTAGCAGTTAATCAAAGACAAGTAAGTAATTTGCGGTCTCGTCATACGACTTTGCGGTCTCATACTTACTTGTTTCGCCATTACTCTTGGCTCATCAGTTTGATAGAACTGTAAATTCCCTATTGGCTAACTTTGATATACGGCAAAGATGCCCTTGACTGGTCTTGAATACATTTTTCTTTGTCCCGTATTCAACATAGGTAAAGGTGTCCTCTTCAACCCTCCCAGTAGAAAATGAGAATGACATCGGATGGGCAAACTTCACAACATCGCCAAACTTCAACTTTGGCTTCTTAACACTGGCATTTGCCAAGCATCGCTCTCGCCATTGTTTAGCACTTGTATTGAACGGCATACCTAATGCGTTAAGAGTCGTAATAAGGCTCTTGGGAGCATCAAAGTAATAGGGCAATACAGTCTCCCCCATATTCTTGTAATAGATCCAATCAGGATCTTCTCTGCGTTTCTCCGTCAGGATAACCATGCCCTCATGGTGTTTTATCCCAGTGGCTTTCTCCTCTTGCCAACTAATGCAGTATGCGGTGTTACCACGCATCGAGATATTGGTTAGCCACCATTTGTGGGTATCGTTTTCTTGCGTAAATTCTTTGATCAAAAAGTCTTTGCGACTAATTTTGAAAAAGCATTGTGTCCCAGTCCATCCCATGTTATTGCTCCTTAAAATTGATTGTTGCGACTATTGCTCTCAGCCAAGATGTAGCGATCACTAGGGAACTCATCATCAGGCTCTATTGGCTCATCTACATCTGATTGAAAATACCCTGAAAGGATCTCAGGGCGGTATTGGCTTAATTTGGCATCCACGCACTTCTCGCAGACCCTTGTAAGAAAAATCCCTTGAGCGTCATACTCATCCCAAGTGTGTTGGTTTTCGTGCATACAGAACATCAGAACCCTCCAGTCTTGATAAAAAGATAAATTGCTTGTGGGAATACATAAAAGGCTATGTATGCCCAAGCAACGACCAATATGGTGTTTACTAACCAGTCATGCTTGGGGAACATTATTCGAAGTCCTTTCCTACTTCCACTCCGTTTTTGCGGAGCAGTGCTATTGCATGGTCATTGAGACTCATAACCCCATCGTATTCAGATAGAGAGCGTTTTCCATCTTTGTCGATATCGAACCAAAGACCAATGTATTCAAAGGCAACATCGGGAATATCCCATTCGATAAACCCAGTGTTGTCCTTATTGAAATACAACTCCAGTGTGGATTCGTGTGTGCCAATGTCTCGCTCTCCCCAACTTCCCTCAAGGAAGAGGGGAGACTTGACTGTCATCGTGTCAATCAAGTCTGCCATGATCAATACTCCGAAGTAAGCATCAGAACATTGTCAGTCAGGAAGAACCGATACATCCCATCAGGGCAATCGGTTAGGGCAATATGCTTTTGCTTGATGATGTTGCAATCCCCGTCTTCCACGCAGATATCTGCTTTCCCATCCTCAACGGCTAACTGGATGGAGAGCAGTGGCTCTTTAGCTAACAGTGGATAGTATTCACTGGCAACGATATCCAAGAACCAGTAGCAACCACCTTGATCGGCAAAGTATTGAACCCCATCAGTGTGAACCAACTTAGGGGTAAACAGGTTAGTGCGGTGATACGACTCAGTGCCATAGAACTGGGATAAGTCGATTGTTTTCTTTACAGTTTGTGTTTCCAATTTGAACTCCTAGCAGTGTTGTCAATGACCTGATCTCTCAGGTTTCGGGCATTAGCCCATCATCAGATTGACTGGTTAGAACTGGCAGTTATCATTCATCTCTTGGCGAAGATCAATCCAGTCCTGAATGGCTTTCAGTGTCTTAGCCATATCGAACTTGGATTCAGATAGATACTCAAGGATGTCTCCATCTGCCCAACATTCAACGATGACATCCCAACCCTTGTTGTAGTTTGTATTGGCATGAAGACGAACAAACCCAATCATCTGCTCCTCGTCTATCTGCTTATCCCATATGGCGATTGTGTCTTGTAGTGTTTGCATATCTGCTCCTAGTAGGTGGTTTGTTTATTCATTCATCTAGTGAATGAGATTAAATCTTAAACCATAAATACTTGACTTGCATAGTATTTATTAAAAATATTTTTAGTCCTTATAGAATAAGGCTCTCAAGGCGATGGAGTGTGGCCTAAAATCCCTTGCTTGTGTATCAAGGCTCATAAAAATGGGAAGCATGGGCTCTATGGCTCGCCTGAATGACCCTAAAAGGCGGTCTCACCTTAACAGTGTTAGGGTGAAAGAGCGAAGCGGAACAGTGTGATGACTCCAGTAGAAAGAGATAAGAGTAAGGGAGATAAGACTATTGATGTCCTTTACAGAACTGTCCTATACTTGGGGGGTATAAATATACCCATTGAATACTATGCCAAACACCAAGAGAAGACTAACCAAGAAAGAGATAGCAGAAGGCATGAAAGCAGTGCCGATTGAGACCATCATTCTCGGTGCTCAGTCTAAGCAGGGGATCAAGCTAACCAAGAAACAAAAGGCATTTGCTGAACAAGTCGTGGCTACTGGGAACAAGAGCGAAGCCTACCGCAGAGCGTATAACACTAAGGGCAAGAGAGAGACTGCTGGAGTAGAAGCAAGTAAGCTATCACGCTCCCCAAATGTGGCTACATACATAACGGCACTGGAAGCACAGAAAGAGGTAGAGGAATATCTATTACCCCCTCGCTTGAGGGCTATGGCAATCCATAAACTCTCCAGCATGGCTCTCAATGATGACTTGCCCCCTGCCCAGCAACTCAAGGCGTTAGAGCTTGTAGGCAAGATGACTGAGGTGGCATTGTTCACTGAGAGACGGGAACTGGTGCATACGATGGATAGCACCACGCTCAAGTCCAAACTGATGGAAGCAGTCCAACTGGCGATCAAGAACAGTAATAGTCTGAGGGTATCGACCAAGCGAACAGCCGAGCAACTGCTCGCTGAGATCAATGACCCAGTCGATGTGGTCTCTCGTGAGGTGCATGATGATGGCAGTCAGGATGATCAAGAACAATCCCAAGAGGATTCCATCTCTGAAACTGGGGATACTGGCTCTTCTTTTCCCATTTCCAAACCCCCACCGAGTGCCACCACCCCTTTTTTGCCCGACTCTGATGCGGGTCATTTGCATAGTATTTCACACATTCAATCACCAACAAATCTCACCCTAACACCTGTTACGGTGACAAATCCTTTAGAATCAGATACTTGCGAAGTACTAAGTATTAACCCTAATGATTTAATTCCAATTGGTAGGGGGGAGGGGGTACAAAATCCTAACTGGAAGGAAAAGGACACTGTTTTAGAAACCCCCCCGTCATCTTTTTCTAATCAAAAAGGGTAGGGGGGTATATGGATAGAGAACAATGGCTAATCATTTTGATACTGATAACAGTGATTTTCTTATGGGCAGGGATCGTATGAACAAAGAAGATTGGTTAAAACAACAGGAGATGGAAGTGGCTATTCTAGATAAAGTAATTGCTCACTTAAAGTTATTAAGAGATGCAGCAGCAATTTCGTCTTTCCCAGGTGGGCTGCGTGATTTTGGTATTCGTAAGAAACAAGCCTATGACCATTGGGTAGCTGGTGAAAATGCAGGAAGTTTTGGAACTACTGCGATATATCGTGGACCACGACTTGAAGTGCCAACCAAGTTTGAACCTGGCATGGAAGATTGTGGCAAATGACTCCTGCTCAAAAAGAAGTCTTTCATGTCAT